CCTCACCAGTCTTTTTATCAATGAAACAGTGAACAGAACGAGAACCATTAGCATTCATGATCACTTTATGATACTTCCTGCCAGTCTCAGGATAGAAATCATAATCACAAATGCCCTGCTTCAGTTTATCAATGCAGGATTCATGATAACGAACAGAAGCAACATCACCAGCATCAGCATAATCAATAGAATGCTCATGCATCCTGATGGAATATTGAATGAAATTCTGACGCAGTGCCTCACACAGAGCGTAAGTGTGCCCCAGTACTGCAGTGGCAATGTCCTTACGTGCCTCAGCAGCAGCGGCGTAATCGGCAAAGGTGGTGGTCATTGGTGTGTCTCTCAGGGACTTAATCAAGTTACCAGGATCTGGGGACCTATGGGAGATGTATGTGCCAGTTCCTCAATTGGCACTCTTGATATAAATTCTGTCCATAATTGCCATCGAAAGTTCAAACTTTAAATCCTCATCAACATCACCAAGTTTGTCCTGCACAGCATCAGGAACAATATCATGCATAAACTGTATCCAACTGTCAGATTCAAAAATATAATCAACTACTTCAGAGGTCAAAGCATCTGCCAGTTGGTTTACAGTTTTGTTTGAAAGTGCCATGAGATTTGTGTTGATGAGTGAAGAATAACCCAGAACCTGGCAGATATCAAGACCTTGTGGACAGTTCAAGAAGTGGCACAGGTAGACATTTAAAAACCCCCCAGATGGTATACTGGAGGGTCAGGTTGTTGTATGTTGATAATATTAATTACCAATGATCAGGAGTTGAGAGATCTTCAATATAAGCATCTACATGCTCATTACCCCCGAGATCAAGTACTTTATCCCATTTAATCTGATGAGGATTAAAGTCTTCCAGAACATCAAGTTCTAAGGTTACGCGATACTTAGTTTTTTGCGCGGCAAGATAAGCACTGGACATTGGAACTCCTGAGTAACTATGTGAACAGTATAAGGTAATCTAGAGTATATGTCAATGGGGTGTGTGCCGAATCTAGAAGTGTCACACAGGGCATCTAGATTCATATGATAATATGTATATGATCTAGATGTGAATCTAGTACAATGTATGAGGATATGATGATAATCTAGTAGAGATATGTGTGAATCTAGTGTGCAATCTAGTAGAGATTATATGAGTATGATGCGATCTAGTAGAGTATATTGATGATGTATGAATCTAGTGCGCGATCTAGTAGAGATTTATGTGTTTGCAATAAGAATTCTTATTGAGAATAAAAAAAGGTCTAGACTAGATTATGATGTAGCGTGTGTAATCTAGTCTAGATGTTTCCCCATCCACCAACTCATATACTATAAGACACTCTGAGTATTATGTCAAGCGTCCCCCTATGAGTTTTGTGTGGGTCTCAGAGTATTTTTGCGTCCCTGTGGGTTGACAAACTGCGCTCCTTATGGTACGCTCGCTTAGATCACAAGGTCTCAGCACATTTAATAAGACATCAGCACATTTAATAAGACATCAGCACATTTAATAAGACATCAGCACATTTAATAAGACATCAGCACACTCCTAAGAATAATCAGCAAATACACACATTCTTCTCAATAATCTTCTGCAATTGAGAATCAATATTTATAACACTGTCTGAAATAATTTTTAGACTACATACATTATGTAATGCGTTATCTACAATACAAGAATTCATGGGCACCATCTATCTCATTATCAATAAGCAGAACGGTTACAAATACATTGGTCAGACCACTCAAGGTATGAATAAAGAGTGGAAAGAACACATTGATGATGCTAGGAGAATGCTCAGTGATCCTTTACACCGTGCAATACGTAAATATGGTACTCATAACTTCCTTATCAGAGAGATAGAAGAATGTAGAGAGGATCTACTGAATGAAAGAGAAGAGTATTGGATACAAGAATATGATACCTTTAATACTGGTTATAATAACTTAGAATATCAAGATGCAGAAGAAATAGCAGAAATAAAAAAAGCAAAAGAGTTATCTAAACCTAAGTCATCTAATTGGGGAGTGTTTACTGAAAAGAATAGAGGTAATGGTAAACACTGTGGTATTAAGATACAAGGATTAAACGTAGATACGGGTGAGATTAGAGTATGGGATAATGCAAGAGATGCTGCTTATGAATTAACTGGTGAAAAGAATAGAAATAGTAATATTCTTGATGCTTCTAAAAAAGGATATATTGCCTATGGATACAGATGGAAGAGACTTGAGGATAAGACTAAAAAGAAAGCTGTAAAAGCCATTCATAAGATCACATGGCAGGAATATGAATTTGAGAGTTGTGCTGATGCTATCCGTAGAGTAGGTAATGGAAGTGGTGGGACTTCCTTGAAGAAGGCGTTGAGAAGCAACGGTCGTTATACCTGGAAAGGCTTTATATGGAGGTATATCTGAAGCGCGTAAGCTTCTCTTTCAGGGAGGTGTGTTTAACCTACTACGCGATAGCAGATAGTTGCATTACCTTTCTTAGTTGATGCAATATGAGAAAATGCAGCATAACTGAGATCAAGATCAGCATGAGAATAAGGACCGCGATCATTAATGCGGACTGTGACTTGTTTCATGTTATCTTGATTTGTTACCCGTATGCGCGTACCCATAGGAAGATAAGGATGAGCTGCAGTCCAACGATAAGCATCAAACCTTTCACCGTTTGCAGTAATTTGTCCATGAAATCCATCTCCTACACCATAGAAAGTAGCAATACCACAAGTGAGACCAGCAATCAGAGTTTCAATCATTTAAGTTACGATAGCAAGATTCAAATTGATACCATTCAGCATCAGTGAAATTATCCGATGCATATGGGATATTAACTTTATCAGCACAATAACGTGCTACTCTTTCATTAAAGGGTTCAACTTCAATTGGTGTTATTGGAGTGAGAATTGATCCTAAAAGGACTATATGAATCATTTGGAAGATGTGCCTGCAGAAAAGATTGAATTAGCAAGAAAGATAATTGCAAAGCATTGCCAAAAGGTGAGTGTTACAGAGAACCAGGAAAGAATCAATCCAAGCAACCATGCTTCAAATGAATATCCAATCAGAATTACAAACACTGCAAGAATTAACGTTGTGACCAAAGTTGCAATGGTTTTCTTTTCTTCATTTGGTGAACGCATTCTTAAAGACCTCATGGAAGTTTGCTTTACCATGCCATAATATCCCACCAACCAATACCATGTCAAGTAGGAATAACATTAGCAAAAATAATGTTACATATAACCGATTCTTATCTTTGATCCAGGTCATGTGCAATATCATACAGATCTTTCAGTACATCAGCACATTCATTGTACTCTTTTCCATCAAGAATACACTTATTCTGTTGATAGTTACGTACTGCTTTAAAAATGAGTTTGTGTTGTTCTCTTGTAAATTCCATTGCTTTTTTTAATACTTTGGGCGGTCGCTGTCAAATTGATACCATTGTGCATCTTTCATATTCAGACACATCAAAATAGTCTCATGCTCTCTGTGTTCGCGTTCAGTACCGCGATACATGGATCTGCGTTGATATGCACAGCACCATACATTATAGTAAATCTTTGCCTTTTCCGTCAAGTTCATTTTCAATCTGTTTTAAATGCTGTTCAATTGCTCGAATGAAATCATCCTCAGTCCAAGTGTTGAACAAACTTTCTTTTGGATCATTCTCATCCCAACTAATGGTAAATGTACCATCTTCATTCTCTTTAACTTCAATCATTTTGCAATTCCTCCACTTCCTTTGAGAGTGTTAACATATCACTTTTATCCAATACAGTCAAGTTATCTAACTTCTGTGCTGTCATAGTCTTGACATGTTCCATTGTCTTACGGATAATTGCAGCAACTAACTTCTGCTCAGTATCTGCCCATGTGTTGCGTTCATGCCACACTTCTTCAATCAGTTTTTGCGCTCGTTCTGTCATTCTGCAACCTCAAACTCTTCAAACTGATCTGCAGATACTTTATGCTTGCCATCAATTAGATACCAATGCTTTTTATCTTTCATTCCAAGATATTTCATTTGTTCTTCTGAGAATACATTTTCTCTCATTGCTGCTTGAATTTTAAGGTGAATTAATTCAGATTTAGATGGTACTTTCATTCTTCATTGTCCCATGGTGCTTTACGTTGCAATACTCTGGCAATCTTTTCATCATATTGTGGTGGTTTGTTGAGTTCTTCAATTAGATGATCATATGCTTCTTTTGATACAACAATACGTTCTGGTGGATAAGAACCTTTACCCCAATACTCTTCAAACTTGTGAACATATTTTATATGATCCCAACCATGATTGAGAGAGAACCAAAACTCTTTCCAAACATAATAGTCATCAAATCGGAAACCTTCATGACTAATCAAACGAAACCACCACCAGAATGGTGTATACTTAATCGGTTTAAATCCGATGATCCACTTGTTTATGACCATCTTCCTAACCTCAACTTACGTTCAGGTGACAGATATGGATTGTAGGGATCATCATAAGGATAGATGTATTCACACATCCAACCCCAAGAGATTGCCTCCCAAAACTCATCACAACCAAAATGCTCACGATTCATATAACAATCTAGGATATAACTGATGTGAAGAAATCCCTCACGGAACCACTCCCACTTACTCATTCCCCAGTATTCATCGTGTGTCATACTGTTTCATCACTCCAGTAGTATCTTAGTTTATCACCATCCGCAGAAATATTCAAGTGGTAGGTCTTGCCATCTTGTGTATAAACACCAATCCATAGTGCTCTTTCATTCATACTTTCCAGATGAAACAACTTCACCTCTTCCAGTACGATTTCATCAGGATTTTCAGTCCAACTCACTAATTTAGTCATTTTTTCCACTTCCATTCACTCTTGATACTCCACTCTGTTCTAATGTAAGAGTAGTTTAAATAATCCCAAAAAATACCTTGATAATCTTCAAAGTCCCATTCAGGGTCACGACCATCATATTTCATCAGTTGCTTCCACAACTCAAAACATATCTTGAATGCTTTCATTTTGCCTCCCAGAATTTACCATCAGGACCACAAGAATAATCAAGTGATTCCCAGCATTTAGCACGGAGCATATCACAAAACCTACTTTCGTTGCCAGTTACAAGATTTGTGGAAGTATTGGGAGAAACACAAGTATCATGTCGGTGTCCCATTCCAAATAGATGAGAGAACCAATCCTTACGATAATACTTACAATCTTTACAGAGTTTAGTCATGAGTAATTGAAGTGTAAATGTGTTTCCCAAGTAAATGCAGGTTGGTCTTTCCTTTGCATCATTTCTGCAACAAAATATGGAATGAACCTTGTATATTTGTCCAGAAACTCCCTCTCCGTGAGTTCATCAAATCCGTGCATATAATGATCACAATCAACAAACTTTGCAAACTTTTCATATTCACGGTCTCTATCATCAACTCTTTGATAGTTGCGACAGATTTTCAACCAGAATGAACGACCTTCACCAGTGGCACAGTAATCAATTGCAAAGAAACGATAGAATGGTTTATCATCCATTGTTTTGTCTCACCCTTTCAAGAAATGCGGTTGCTTGTTCATCCAATCGTTCAATCAAATCCTCAATATCAGAGATTGCAATTTCATTATACTCACGATTGAGGTTCTCACAACGCAAAGCATCAATCATAGATTGAAATGCAATCATTTGTTGATGTTCTGGGGTGA